GGCGCTGCTGATCGAGCTGCACGACGCGGAATTTGTCATCGGCGTGCAGCTTTTCCTCGTTGAACTGCTGCTGCCCGAGCTTGGCAGAGGTGTCGCTCTTGACCTTCTCGTACTGCGCCTTCGCCGCGACAGCCATCGGATCGGGCTCCTTCGGCGCGGCCATGATCGCCTGCAGCGTCTGCGGATCGGGCGTCTTGAAATAGCGCCCGATGTTCTTGATATTGGCCAGCTCCATCATGTCGGTGATCGTATTGAGATATTCGGTGACGCTGCAAACCGGGTTGGCCAGCCCGAATTGCTGCATGATGTTCTGCTGCTCCTGCTTGATCTGCGTCAAAGCGACCATCCGCGCCATGTCGGTGCCCTTGCCGAGCGTGGCGTTGACTTCGACGCTCATCGAGGCGTCGAATGTCGAAGTGTCGAAGTTCACCCATGATCCGTGAACCTTGAGCGAGCGCTGCTGATCGGGGTTCTCACAAATCTCGTTGTAGAGGCCTTGAAAGAGGTCCTTGAAGCCGGTCTCGGCGAGCACGCGGGCGATCAGCTCGATGCGCTCCTGCGCCCCGGAGATGATCGCGTCGACGCCGATCATGGTCGAACTTTGCAGCGCTTTCGGGTCCAATCCTTTGGCCGCGTCGGACAAGCCGGTGCGCCGCTGCAATACCTGATCCATCATTTCGAGCACCGGCACCGCGGCCTGCCCGGCGAACGGCGTGGTCGCAAAGGCGACGGCGCTGTTCGGATCGCCTCTCGTGCGGATGATCGCCCCGAGATCGTCATTCATGGCGTCATCGAGGTTGACCATCAGCTCGTTGACGACGGTCTTGGGGTTGATGCTCTCGACGAGGCTGTCGAGCACGCCTCGGGTAATGTTGGTTTTAATGCGTTGTATATCAATAGCGAGATCAGCAACACTATCGCCCACGATAGTATGACTAATAGGATCGCAACTGAATACCGCAAACTTGACGCGATTAGCCGGCTCGTCGTTGACGATCTCATGATCTTCGCCCATGGTGCAGACGTAGCGCAGCTCGGCGATCCCGTCGCCGTCCTTGTCGGCCCGGATGTACCACTCGCCATAATTGACGCCCTCGGGCACCTTGGTGCTGGTGGCGCGCCCGGGGTTGCGCATCTGGCTTTCCATGGTGAAGTTATGCACATCCGTCGATTGAATGTAGTTTTCACACAGCTCGCGCGAGTAGCCCATGGCAGTGAGGTCATCGATCGGTACGACGCGCTCGTGACCGACGATTTTGGAAAGCGAGAAGGCTCTGGCGTTTCGATCGAGGCGCATCTCTTCCGGCGGAACGCCGAGGCACCTTACGATCGGTTTGGATACTACATAATCGATGACGAATTCGGCGATCAGGCCGGTGCCCTGGTCCGGCGGGGTCATGTACGTCACGCGCGTGTCCGGCTGCTCGGCCACGAGCATCTGGGCCTGTTCCATCGTTATATTCTGGAATGTTTTCTGCCGCCGCTCCTTCTGGTCGTCGGTCCACCATTTGACGAAGCCCGTTTTGACCGTCATGGCGTCCTTGAACGCGCCATAGAGGATCAGGAACCCGGGGTTGTCCTGCCAGAAGACATAGTTGGTATAATCGGTGCCCTGCTCGGCAGTGGCGATTTCGTTCTGGTTGCGCGGCACGATGGAGATCACGTTTTCGCTCGCGCCGAAGATGCGGATCAGCGCGGGGAGCACGCTTAGGATGCTGTCCCGGACGTCGGTCGAGACGTACTTCGAGCGGTTGGCCTGTTCCTCGTCGGTGCCGAGAATGTCGGCATAGGTGGCGTTCGGGTCTTGAACGATGACTTGATCGCTGTAAAGACTTTCGTCGGTTCCATCGAGGCCCGGCAAGTAACCGTAATAGTACGCCGTCGCCTCGTTGCGGTCACCGGCGAGCACAGCCATCTCATAATCTCGACTGTCGGTGATGAGATCCTGCACATATTGTACGTAGCTGTCAGGATCGCTCGGATCGTTGGCGTTGTATACTCCGGGATTGCCCGGCTTGAAGGTTTGAAACTTGGAGCCGCCGAGATTGCTGAAAAGTTGCTCAACCATCGGATCACTCACCACCAGAGCTTGCGAGCGAAGTCGATGAAGGCGGCGGCGACGACGATCGCCACGAGAACGCCTCCAACCAGCACTCCGGCCAAGAACATCAGATCACTCCGCGAATTCTCCGTCTCAAGCGTCCGATCGGCCCGCCCATGAAGCTGGTCACGAGATGGAAGCCCGTCGCGCCCGTACGGAAGGCGTCCGCGCCATGCGAGGCCCAATCGTGGACCGGATGCCCCAACTTTGATCTCTTATAGCTCCTGAGGCAAGAGAGGCCTTTCTCGGTGCCCTTCTTGTCGAACCAGCTGGTCGACATGATGCCGCGCGCGGCGTTGATCCCGTCATCCGGGTTGGAGAGGGGCACAGTGATGATCGGATCGGGATCGAGCAGGCTGTTCAGCACCTGCCGGCGCGACTGGCCGGTGCCGAGCTCACGCGCCTCGACATCATGAGGGAGAAGGTGACAGCGGTACTGGTAGCCTTGGGATCGCGCGAGGTCTTTAAGAATTCGCGCATAATGATCAAGTCCTTTTCCCGAACCCGAAATGTAATTGATCCAATGAACTTCCCGTCCGCAGATTTGAAAGAACCATACACAAGTTTCATCATGTATTCCCAAATCCCACGCGGTGACGACTTGCGCGGTGCTATCGTATGGCACGCCCGTGATGCGCTGCTTCTCGGACAGCATGTTCAATACATCGGCGTAATAGCTGCCTTCTATTGGAGCCTCGAACGAGCACAGCATCTCGCGAGCGTATTCCTCGGGGGACATGTCTTGCGTCATCTCGGCGATTTCTTCCGGGCTCAAGACATCGGTGTCGGTGACCGGGATGATGTGCTGCTCCCATCCGGGATTGCCGTCATAACGCTTGAACAGCGCGTGAAAGTGATCATCGCCGTTGCTCGTGCCGCTGATTATCCCGAAACCTCGATAATCAGCCAGACAAGGGCGAACAACAGAAGAAAAGACGTTAGAGGCCAAGAGCGGAAACTCGTCGAGAATAATTCCATCAAAGTACAGCCCCCGCATGCGTTCGTAAGCGGCCGCGCCGCCATAGAGTTTGATCGTCGCGCCGGTTGGCAGTTTGGTTGTCAGCTCCCCTTCCGAGTAGTCGACGCCTTGAATATTGCCCGCATAGTACTTGGCATAACCCCAGACGAGGTCTTTGGTCTGCTCGAAGCTGGGGCCCACATAGGCGTATCGAGGGGGCGGATGCTGGCGCTTATTGCCGAGCGCCGCCTTGAGTAGATGGTTATACTCCGCCACCGTCTTGCCCGCGCGCCGGTGCGCGACGACGAGCTGAAACCTTCTTGCGGAGTTATGCAGCGGCAGAAAGTGCTTCCTCGGCTTGTACGGAATGGCGACTTTGGCCGGGGCCCCCTCAACGAGTGTTTCCATCACTCGGCTGCATCCTTCCGGTTCATCGGCTCGTCGCTGTCGTGCTCGATCGCCTGCGCGTCGCTGCCCTCGCCGTCGGGAAAGCCCGGATCGCCGAACCATCCGTAAACAATGGGCTTATTGACGTTGACGCTGATCTTGGGCGCTCGCGAGGATAGGCCGCGGCTTTCGGCGATCGACGAGTTCATGACGTACCTTGCCATGTTATCGCGCCGCGCGCTGCCGGGGTTCTCGCCATTATAGTCGGTGAGCGCCTCGTGCAGGATATCCTCGGCGAGATCGACGAGCTGCTCCCTTGCTTCCTTGCACTCGCGCTGCAGACGAGGGGAGGCGTTGACGAAGTGCCTGAGCCGGCCGGGGCTGACCTTCAAGCGGCTGGCGGCGTTGGTGACGTTGCCGCGATGGAGCCAGAGCGCGGTGCGGCATTCCTCGACGTCGAGCGGCACGCCGTTCGGGCGGACATCCCAGCCGAAGGCCGGAAGAGGCAGGAGATCGTCGGGATGGTTGGCCATGTCTCAGCATAGCACGAGTGCGGCCGGGCCTTAAAGTTCTTCGCCCTGTTACCTTTGGTCAACTAAGCCAAGGCCGCATGACGAGCTATCCGCCATGCTGGACAGCTTGTTCGAGTGATTGTGCCGTCTCTCCGAGCTGTCACCGGTATCCCGGGCCTGCAGGCTCAACCGGTTTCCGCCATCCACTAAACCCCGGGTGTCGCCCTTTCTCCAAACGGCCGATAGATCGGGAAGCTTTCATCCGAGGGGTAGGGCTTAAGGCCGGAGCCTCGGAGTGAGCCGCTAAGCTAGGATCGCCACTCTACGAGGGGTTGCGGAGCGGCGTCAAGGGGGGCGAGCGCCGCGCGACGGGATCGAACCGGGACACCCTGCTATCGGCCTTTGCGAGAGTTGCCGCCCTTGTCGACGCTCGCGGCTTTTGCTCGGCCAAGTGGACGCTCGCCGAGCCTTCTATAGCCGAGGGAGGGGCGACGCTCAACCGTAAGCTGAGCATTGCCCAAAAATGCCCGGCATCCTTTGGGGCCCCGGCCGCGGTATTTCTACCGGAGGGTGGTAAGGGGGGCCTCTCACCTTCCCTCCAAACAAACGGCGTGACCACCCTTGACAAACCACATGCGATGTGCATCGCTGCAATGTTATACATGATCATGATCATGATCAATGACCAACAGATATGTAATCTGTTAGTCAAGCCAATGATATCAATGACTTACACACATCATGTTGCGTTTGTGTCGCGTGTAGGTTTAGTC